AATACTATTTTACTTAGTCGTGATAAGATGTCCGACGATGAGTACACGAGGAACTCAACTAAAGTACAGCTAGTAAAATGTCGTAGGACAGGCCGTACTGGTCACGCTGGTTGGTTGTACTACGAACAGGATACAGGACGTATGGTTTCTGGTGTGGAACCAAAGATAAAGGCGGTAGAAGATCATGAGTTCTAATAAAAATATACCTGATTTAAAGTATCATAAAAAACTTAGAGCTAGAAAAGATTCTTACATTATAAACAGGACAGGCGGTATGTGTGAGTTATGTAAGGATCATTGGCCCTCAGATGTTTTTTGTTTTCATCATCTTGTCCCAGAAGAAAAAGAGTTTGGGTTGGATATAAGAAAGTGGGCTAATTTAAATAAAGCCTTGGAGGAAGCAGAAAAGTGTGCTATCCTATGTCTGAATTGTCATGCTTTAGAACATAAAGCTTTAAAAAGAGGTGAGACTTTATTAAATGATGAAGAAGCTTATAGTAGATATAGAAACCACCGCTTTTCCAGTTACGAAAATCTGGATGATCGGGACGAAGGATTGTCAAACAGGGACGAAGAAGAATTTCCTTGTGGACCAGTTTGATAAGTTTCAGGGTTTTATAAATGGATATGATGTCGTTATTGGTCATAATATTATTGATTTTGATATTCCTATTCTGGAAAGATTTCTAAAGACATCGTTTAAACAGCACAAGATTGTAGACACTTTAGTTCTCTCCCGTTTATTCAATCCTCAGTTAGAAGATGGACATTCGTTAAGGGCATGGGGAGAGCGTCTTAAGTTTCCTAAAGGTGACTACGATGACTGGACTAAACTAACACCTGAGATGATAACGTATTGTGAGCAAGACTGTGATGTTACTCATAAAGTTTATGACGTCCTCACTGAGAAGTTAGAAGAGTTCGGAGAAGTCAGTGTTGATTTAGAGCATCAAGTTCAGAAAGTGATTACTAGACAGATCCAAAATGGATGGCTACTGGATCAGAAGAAATGTTACAATCTGTTAGCCGAATTAAAGCAACGAAAGATGGAGGTAGAAGATGAAGTACATAAAAAGTTCAAGGCGTTACCGGTTTTTATTAAGGAAATTACGCCTAAATACAACAAAGACGGTAGACTTAGTAACGTGGGTCTTCGGTTCTATGGTGATAATCGTCCTTGTATCTGTGGCTCTTTCAGCAGGGTAGATTGGCCTGAGTTCAATCTAGGTTCTAGGAAGCAGATCGGAAGACACCTACAGTTTTTCGGTTGGGTTCCTAAGACCTACACTGAAAAGGGAAGTGTTATTGTGGATGAAGCAGTGCTTAGTAAAGTCAAGAACATACCTGAAGCATCTCTTATTGCTGAGTATCTGCTGATTCAGAAACGCATGGCCCAGGTGGATTCGTGGCTCACTGAGGAGCAGAAGACTAATGACGGTAGAGTTCATGGCAGAGTTAACCCTATAGGTGCTGTAACGGGCCGTATGACGCACTCTAGCCCTAATATGGCACAGGTTCCAGCAAGCTACTCTCCCTACGGAGAAGAATGTAGAAGTTGCTGGATAGTTCCTAAAGGTTACAAGCTCGTAGGGATAGACGCAAGTGGTCTTGAGCTAAGGATGCTTGCACACTATATGAATGATAATGATTACATTGAAGAAGTTACCAATGGTGATGTACACACTGCCAACATGAAAGCGGCTGGCCTTACAGACAGGGATCAGGCAAAGACTTTTATTTATGCCTTTCTTTATGGTGCAGGAGATGCTAAGATAGGGAGTATAGTAGGTGGGTCTAAAACAGATGGTTATAAACTCAAGAATAAGTTTTTAGAAAACACACCTACTCTTAGGAAGCTACGGGAAAGAGTTTCTTCCTCTTGCGGCAGAGGACATCTCAAGGGATTGGACGGTAGGAAATTAATCATTCGATCAGAACATGCGGCAGTCAATACTTTACTTCAATCTGCTGGTGCAATTATTATGAAAAAAGCCTTGACTACTCTAGATGAGTATGCGATACTACATAGTATAGAGTATAAGTTTGTAGGTAATATTCACGATGAGTTTCAAGTAGAAGTTAGGGCAGACCAGGCAGAGAAGTTCGGATGGTTGGCTGTAGAATGTATTAAGTCAGCAGGTATCAAGTTTGATTTAAGATGCCCACTGGACGGGGAGTTTAAAGTAGGTAATACATGGGCAGATACACACTAGAAGACATTAGACACCTTGAGCGCTTGATTAATCACTTTAAGTACAGAGCCAGAGACGCTGAGGAGACTTGCAGGGAGTACAGAACGAGCAACATGATGCTCAGATACCAACTAGAAGGAAAGATTAAACATGACTGATAAGACATTAGACACATTAGTAGCTGACATTTACCAGCTTATGAAGCAGAAGAACGTAGCCAAGGGCGTTGATGTTAACGCTGAGATAGACAAGTTCGGTGAGAGCATGAAGGACCTTATGAAGAAAGAGTTTCTTCCTTCTCAGGGAGGCTATAACGGTGGACGTAAGCTAAGGCTGTCTGCCATAGGTAAGCCAGACCTACAGCAATGGTACTCTGTAAACAACTACACCGGAGAGAAATTACAACCTCAAACTTTAATCAAGTTCATGTACGGTCACATGATTGAAGAGTTTCTTCTTATGCTTGTTCGCCTAACGGGACATGAGGTTACTGATGAGCAGAAGCAAGTGTCAGTAGGTGGTATCAAAGGACACATGGACTGTAAAATTGACGGGACTGTGGTTGACGTTAAGTCTACAACCTCCTTCGGAATGAAAAAGTTCAAGGACGGGACGTTAGCCATGAGTGATGATTTTGGTTACGTTGATCAGATCAAAGCTTACGCTCATGCAGAAGGGGACCGTAAGTGGGCATGGTTAGCTATGGATAAACAGAATGGTACTCTAGCGGTCCTTGAGTATGACCTAGATGATACAGAGCACCCTATGCATAAATATTATTCAGCAGACATAGAGGAGAGAGTTGCTCATGTAAAAAAGTCCGTAGGGCAGGAAGACCGACCTTCTCCATGTTCATATCCAGTGCCAGATGGCAAATCTGGAAATGTAAAACTATCTACTATGTGTTCTTATTGCCAATACAAAAAACATTGCTACGCAGACTTAAGAGCTTTTGCATATTCAACAGGCCCTAGGTTTCTAACGAAAGTAGTTCACCTACCAAACGTACCTGAAATTACCCTTTAACTTTAACACTGTTTAAACAACATGATAGGAGATTGACATGGCTATAGAATTTAAAGTAGTAAACACACCAAGACCAGACCGATTTGAAGAAACAATAACGGCACTTCTCAATGATAACTGGGTTCTACAAGGTAGTCCCTTCATCTCTCAAACAGGAGGAATGACACAAGCCCTCATAAGAGAAGTCAAAGACGTACCAAAGTCTTCACCTAAAGCCTCTAAAGTTAAATCCAGTGAAGACTAAACAGTACCGTAATAAGTTTGAAGCTCAAGCCGCAGAGGTCTTAGGAGACCTTTGTGGTTATGAGACTAAAAAAGTACCTTACACAACCCATCGTAATTACATACCTGATTTTGTTGGGCCTAAAGGTGACATTGAAATACTTATTGAAGCTAAAGGTTTCTTTAGGGTAGGTGATGTCCAGAAGTACAAAGCTATTCGAGACTGCTTGACTAAGAAACAACAACTTGTATTTCTACTTTATAATCCCAAGAAGAAGTTAAGAAAAGGGAGTAAAATGACTATGGCAGAATGGTGTATTAAAGAGAATTTTAGCTGGTATACTTTGGAGAACATAGCCAATGTCTTTATCAAATAGGAGATTATTAGGGCGTGTCTCAGAGTTAGCAGATCCTTCTTTTATTTGTGAGCTTCTAAATATAACTACTGAACAACTATTAGAACAGTTTGATTATTTAGTGGAAGAAAATATTGAAGCATTGAGAGAAGTCTACGATGTTAATTTAAATTATGAAATGGAGGATGAACAGGATGGATGAACAAGATAAAGATGAAGATATGGTCTTCATGGTTCCTGATATTTTAGTGGCGAGGACTGAACAAGTTAGGCGACTAATTAAAGACATGTCTAAAGCTGACGCAGAACAAAAGCTTTTTCTTAAGCAAGCATTAATACTTTTGTTGGAGAGTTGTGATCCTAAACTCTATAGACTTAACCAAGTAAGACATGATAACGTCACGTCTTTAAACTAGGAGAATGTGTCATGAACACATTAGTACTGATTGTAACATTAATATTTTTAGACGGTTCCTTTGGTTTTCAAATCTTACCTGCTCCAATGGGTGCCAAGATTGAAGAGTGTATTGCACTTACAGCACCTAAAGTAGAATTTTATCACTATACCATGTCACCTAAGAAAGTGTTTGATGTTAACACCAATTGTGTTATAATGAAAGTACCCATCAAAGAAACACCAGAAGATAAACAAACTAGGAGATTTTAATGGATATGCATAGTGAATTAGTTACGTTAGGAGATGATGAAGAAGACTTCATAGGACCGCCTGAAGAGCAGGATCTAGTGAACAGCCCTTCTCATTACAACATGTTAGATGTA